TTTTCATACCCGACTGCTATGGATGACAGCCAAGGCGAGAAATAGCTGTTACCAGGGTTCACTTGATATATTAGAGTATTGTTCGGACCAATAGACTCCACCAACATTTCTCTGTGTTTTACTCTGTTTGCTCTTATCGAATTTCTAGGTTATAACTGTTGTTATCTAAGAGGTTACACTCTATTAGTACCCCTTGATTACTTATTTTGGGACTTCTGTCCTCTACGTTTTTAGCTTCCTTTAGGTTTTCCTCCTTTAGGTTTGTTCTGTTTTCTTTATACATTATTCATTAACTGAATTATTTTACAAATATTTTATATTTACTTTATATAAAGATCTCTCTTTCTCCAAGTCTAATCCATTTATCTTGGGGTCGTGTTGTTCAAACATCATCAATAAGTTGTATATACTTAACCCTATTTTATGATTTATGTATGGCTCATCTACATATTTTACATTATCACGATCTTCTTTGAATGCGTAAGTGTTTTACTTATTCATCAGCATCTACTACTATGAATTAGCCTTCAAACTTCTACCTAGTGAAAGTACTCTTTACTTGCAGATCTCTTCTACTAGTCTGGATGCATGTTCACTCTAAACACCCTAATATATGGCCAGTGCGTGCAACGATGGGTCATTAATTATCTGTTGATTTCTCTTATTGTAGGTCATCTTCTAGCTGAGTACTTTAGAATAGTCCCTCCATTGTCTTCCTTCAAAAACCCACTTGGAACAGAAGTCGTAGTCGTCAAAACTAGACACTATTACTTCTTTTACACATTATCCCAACCCTATTTAACCTTTGTCCTTATTTTGACTGGTATGTTCTAAAATACAATTTGAAATGTCTTAGACATGCCATATTACCAAATCATCACCTGCTGCCCACATAAAGTGCTTATGTACGTGGAGCCCAGAATCATACAAATAGAAGCTGCCGTATGCTAGTGATGCACTAGTGTTAAAATAAGTAGTGAATGGATGTCCGCTGAATGTCATCCCAGTTATGTCATAGTACATGAAGTTAAGCCAAGGGTTCTAATCTTTACCGTATTGAGGCATTGTACTTCTAAATACTCTAATAACTTCTTCTGGCCACTACTTTAAGTTCACACCTGGGAGTTATACAAACATGAGACTTCTATGATTTAAGGCTTATTCTAGGAAAGATTGCTGCAACTTGTCCATATCTTCTATGTTATCCTGGAACCATAGATTCTACCTCAACTTCTCGAATATCTTGTTGACTAATTTCTTGGTTACTGGGTCAATAGCTATCCTTCTCAATATTACATGTTGCGTGCTCTCAAATGCACTTCCGTCTATGGAGTGACTAAACATGTTAGGCGAGACTTTTGAAGTAAAGAGTTTCTAAAGTTGTTTTTTATTGAAACCCTGTATGAACCCTGGTAGAACTTACTTTAAAGCTGGCCAAAATAATTTCTGAATGAGTGTGAGTAATCCGCAGTATTATTTGCTCGGATTACATATAGTACGAGGTCTCTCTGAGACATTAGTTATTATGTTATTATTTATATTAATAGCCTCTGTATTGTATATCTCCCCTCCTTTCAGCATAGTCTAGAAAGCTCCTGGATATATAGAACTCTTCTAGACTTCCCTCATTAACTACTTGGCATAATTGTCTTTCTTGCTTTGTGAGAAACCTTCCCTAGTATTAATGTCTTTTATGGGGTTGTAATCTAGGACGTAACTATAATCTACTTTTTCTAATTTCCTTATTATGTCTGAC